TCTATTTTACTTTAAAAAAAATAGTTTAAATATAGAAAGTTTTTCTAATAATGATAAATTAAATGATGGTTATTTATATCCAATACGTGGATTACAAAATATATGTTCAAAAGATAATTTAAAACCATCATTTATGCCCAAAGCATGTTATGTGGATGGTGTATTAAATTCATATGCAAATTGTAAATGTGAGGATAAAGAAGGAAATTGTAAAATATGTTATGATACTATTCAGAAGGATAATAAAAATTCAAATATTGTTTATAATGCAAATGATTTTAGTTAAGTAATTATAAATAAAAATAATAAAATATTATAATATAATATTTTATTTAGAAAAAGCAAAAATATTTTTTACTTAAAAGTTATCCAAACAACTCGATCACCATTTTTAAAGCAATCAATTGCTATTTTATCAACTTTATCATAATAAATTCCAGTTGCAGAAATAATTGTTGGAACAACTTGTCCTTGAGAAAAATCTACACTATCTGATACAAATGATATATTATAAGTTATTGTTCCTTTATCTTCAACAAAAAAAGATCCTGTTTCATTATATAATTGAGTAGAATTTTGAAAATTAGTATTTGATTTTGTTGATACACCATTATCAATAAATTCAATAAAACCAATATTAATATTATCAGAATCATATAAATCATATGATGAAATAACTATTTTACTAGATACATTAGAATTCTGGTCAGAACCGTATTGATATGAACGAGTATTAAAATTATTTGCATTATATCTAAATTTAATATAATTAGTCATAATATATTTTATTGTAATATATTTTTATTATATTTCGTAAAAAATAAATTTTTAATCTATATTTGCGTGGTTAAAAAATTAGATATTTCTTTTTTAATCTTTAATGTAAATTTTTTCTTTCTTTTTTCACTAATTTGATTTAATTTTTCAATTTTTAAAATATTTTCTAAACCATCAATATTTATGTTGTATTTATTCATAAATGTTATAAGTTGACTATTATTTTGTAATGGTTTTTTATAACCAATATGTTCAGAATAGTCCTCTTTTTCTTGATTTTCATCATCTTCTTCTTCATCCTCATTATTAATATTTTCTTTATATTTATCAAAATAATTTGAAATTATTTCTGTTAAATATATAATTTCATCAGTATCAAAATTTATTTTGCCAATTGAAAATTTAGCACTATTTAATAATTTTTTATTAACATACATTTGTGATATTTTATTTAATAAACTAGTAAATTCAATATTAACTTCAGTATTTTTTTTATATTGAAGTTGATTAAAATAATAATTTGGAACAGTTGCACCATATATTGATGCAATATCATATAATTCATCCCAATCTTGAACCTCAAATATATTAGTTTGAATTGTATCATGTATGCACAATGATTCTAATATATTTTTATAAATACTTAATTTTTTCAAAGAATAATCTTTTTTAGAAGTATCCTCCGAATTTTTAATATAATTAATAGAATTATGATATATCATTAATGGTGTTAATAAACAATCAACATCAAAGTACATTTGAGAAGTAATAACATCCATTTTTTCTGTTAATAATCTTTTAGTTGATTCAATTAATTGAACGTCTTCCATTTTTTCTTTATATGTTTTTTTATATTTTTCAAATAAATCATCATCAATATTATTACCATCCGCCAAATAATATAAATTTTCTAATAATATAACTAATCTTCTAATATCATTTTGAGAATATTCACATATTTTATATTTTACACTTTCGTCAATAGTTTGATTATTTTTATTATATATATCATTTATAATATAAATCAATTCTTCATTAGTCGGGTTTTTTAAATGGATGACTTCTGAAAATTTCTTTAATTCATTTATTTTTTTATCATTAATATCATTTGATGTACAAATAATAGGATTATATAATTTAATATAATCATCCGGAAGTATTTTAGATTTTTTTACTTTTTTTTTATCAGCAATATTTTTTTTTAATGTTTGAAATTTATCATTTTGTTTTAATATATCTAAAAATTCTGTAAATCCACCTTTATCGCTTAATTTACATATTGTATCAATTTCATCCATTAATATTCCAACAGGTTTTTTACCTTCGTAGAACATGTCAACAACATTTTTATATGTTAATGATTTTTTTAAAAAGTCTCCAATTTTCTTTTGACTTCTTAAATCAGATGAATTTAATTCAATTTTTTGATAATTATAATCACTTAATATAAGATCACCTAATAATGTTTTACCAATACCTGTATTACCAATAATAAATAAAACTTTTTTAGATGAAATGTAATCTAATTTATAATTTTCAATCCATTTAATAGCTTTTTGTATTTCTTCTTTATTTGTTTTAAAATCACTTAAAATTTTTGGTCTATATAGTTCTAACCAATTCATTATTTATTATGAATAATTATTTTTTAAATAATAAATTATTTAAAAAATATTTTAACAAATTTTTAATTTAAGATGCTGGAGGAGGACTATTGCAAATTTCATTAACACCTGACCAAATACCTTGAGTACTACGTGAAGGACCGCAACTATTAATCCAACTACATCTTGTTGGTAAATTTCGTACTTTACTTTCATTTAAAAAATCATATTTTTCTTGTTCTGTTAATGATATTAATCCGTTTGGATTATTACTTTCCCATGTATAACCTGATGCAATGGGAGTAAAAGACATTTCAGATGCATCACAATTACTTTTAGGTGGAGTTACACTATCAATATTAAAAGAATTTTTACATATATAATTACCATCTTTATCAACTCCCGTATTAACCCAATAATCAGGACATTTAACACCAGAGTTTTGCATATATGATTCAGGTGGATTTGCATTTGCAACTATATCATATTCTATTCTTTTTCGAATAACACCGTATGAATAATAAAATAACCAAGTAATAACAACGAAAAAACCTATTACAGCAAGTATATTTATAATTATAGAACTTGAAGACATATTTATATTATTATTATATATTTTAATTTAAAAATTTTTTAAAAATATTTAAATTAAAATATTTTTAATAAATTATTCTTTATATTAAAATGTAGTAGTAACTGATCTTAAAGATCTAGAACCTTTTGATGACAAATTTAAAGGTAAATCAATGGGTATAGGCATAAATTCTATTTCTTTAATATATCCTATATATTGTTGTACTTCTGGAATAATTTGTTCAACACACCAATCATTAACTAAATTATTAAGATATTGAATTTGTTGTTTAATTCTATCTGGTAAATTTGGACTATGTTGTAAATATATTGATCTCATTATTATTTCTAATTCAATATCAGATTGTCTATCAATAACAAATTTTTTTTCACTTTTCTCATAAACATTATATCTAATCATATTTTGAATAATTTCCATATTTTTTTTAGAGAAAAATAGTTGATTAAGGGTAGATGTTTCTTGTATTCCATATAATGCTTCTACTTGAAAATTTTGCATAGTTTCATTTTTACCATCTATCATATTCATATCTTTAATATTATCATTTGTAATTGTTACACGTCCATTTTGAAATTGATTATACATATATATATATTTTAATAGATAATTTTTTTATATATCTTTATCTGAATATAAAATTACTTAATATAATTTTATATAAAATTTCCGGTTGAAGTCACATTATTTGTTTTACTGTTAATTAGTGTTTCTTTTAATACATCCTTAATTTCATGAACATTTAATGTAAAACTAAAATCATTTTTAATTAAAAGTAATTTTAAATTTGAATCATATACACTAACACTAATTGATGATATATTATCAAGAACATCATTATAATTTATAGAAAAACTATTATTATTAATAATATTTGATAAAGTTGTATCAGTATTTCCAGGATTATTTGATAAAATTAATTTAGCAAAAATATAAGATTGATCTTTTGTATAAACAGTAAGATCTTTATAATTTTCAATACACATATAATCTCCTCCAATAGGTACAATAAATGATGTTTCATCAATATAATTTTGATCATATTGTAAATTATTTTGTGATATAGCATTTATAAGTACATTATCATTTTTACTATTTACATTAAAATTAATTTTTAAATAAATATATGAATTATTTACAAAATAATAACTATCTCCAAATTTTTGCAAAGATAATGAAAGGTCTGGGATGGTATTACTTGTATCTGTTCTATTTAGCGATAAATTAGTTTTATTAGCATATTTTATTTGATAATTCGTTTGTATAAATCTAAATCCAGAATTTTGATCAATAGTATAAATAGAATTAGTTGAATTTGCAATAGGCCATGCTAAAATATTTAATAATGATCTTTTTTTTTCATTATTAGTATTAATTTCATAATTAATATAAGCATTATCTCTTTTATCAAAAATCCATCTAAATAATAATGCTCTTCCAACTAATGGATTATTTAGATTAAATTTATATTCAGTTAATATTCCAGAAGTACTTTGTGTACCCTTAAAAGTTCCATCAAAAGTTCCTGTATCTGCAACTGCAGATGAATTAACTAAAGTACCACTAAAACTATCTAATAAAGCAACATTTGAAAAATTACTCAAAAAATTATTTAATGAAGTTGAAAAAACAATATTTTCTGTACTACATGGTCTAATTACTTTACCATTATTATTATAATTAATACCATTTATATTACCAGATGATAATCTTAATGCAAATCTTATATATGTTTTTATGAAATTAGTTCCATTAAGTAAATAATTTTTAAATTGAATAATATCAACAAATTTGTAATAAGATATTGAATCTAATTCACTTTCAGTATATCCATTATTTAAATAAATATTCAAATCATAAAACTCTGTATAATTTATTAAATTACAATTTATATTGCCAATATTAACTCCTAAATTTGTAATTACAAGTGGAAATGCATTTGGTGTATAAATACATCTTGTATTATAATAATATTGATACGAAGTATCATCAGAAGCATTTACAGTAATATATATATATTGTGTTTCTAAATTATATCCAATAACATTATTTAATGATGAAAAATTATAAAATATATCATTATCTATAAAATTATGTTCATATGGTGAAAAAGCTTGAATTGCAACTATATCAAGTTCTTCAATTCTATTTACAAATTTTACTGAACTTGATACTGGTTCAATATTAACTGAAAATAAATGTGGGGTTCCTACTCTTTTAGGATAAGAAATATATGGTTGTTCTAAAATTATATTTTTATTATTACTATCTATTGTTTGATTTGATAAATTATAACCATGTGTTATAGCAGATGTTGATATTTTTATATTTAATATTAATGTTTCTATGGTATAATATGATGGAGTAATTTCAGCTTGATATACTAATAGATTATCTATATATGTAGTATTTTTTGTATCTTCGTCTGTATAATATGAATATACAGAGTTTGGTAAACTACTATAAGAAATTCTTCTAAGAGTATCAGGAACAGGTATTATATATTTATCAATATTTTGATTAACTAGATAATTTTTAGATGCATATTGCCATGATAAGTTATTATTAACATTTGTTATAGATTTTAATATATTTGGAAATATAATATCATTTATTTCAAATTTTTTTACGTTATTAAAAACTTTAGGGAATTCAATAGTAAAATTATTTGGACTAAAAAAATTTCGTATATCCCGATTTCGACTATCAATATTTACTTTTGTTATAACTTCTTTTTTATAACGATTAACACTAATATCATTTATATATGTGTCAAATAAAGGATAATGATTCTTTTTATTACTTACTGGCCATTTATTATCTAATGTTTTATCAATATTAATTTTTGATGTTTCATAAATGTTATTTTCAATATATTCTTCTGTATCAGTTTTTGTATTACTATCTATATAATTTTGAAATCTATTATAATATTTTGATTCATCATTTAAATCTTTTACAGATAAAATATTTGTTGAAATAAATTGATTTGTATATAATAAATCTTGTGGATCTGACATTATAATAAATAGTTTATTTTATTTTAAACTTATTTATTTATTTAAAATTATTTAATTTTTTTTTAAATTATTTATATATTTTTAATTAAATAAGTATTGTAATTAAATAAGTATTGTAATTAAATAAGTATTGTAATTAAATAAGTATTGTAATTAAATAAGTATTGTAATTAAATAAGTATTGTAATTAAATCTTTCATGAATAATAATT